AGTCTTGCCAAAAACTTTTGAGTTGGTCCATATGCGAGAGGAACTTTAAATTCACTTACAACTTCTTTGGAAGAATTTGTATGTTTGATAGTTATGTTATTAAACAGGGAACCAAAGGCAACAACTGTTCTTCTCAAAATTTCGTTGTAAAAATATTCAAACATTGTATGAAATCCTCTAATGTTACTATTTACATATAATAACTTATATTTATGGCATTCCAAAAGGATTTTTTTCTGAAAAATCTATAATAAGATCTGCTTCTGTTTCAATTTCACTATTTGCAGTATAACCATCATCAATCGGATCAATGTTGATTGTACGAAGTTCGTGCGTAGCTCCTGATACTTGTCCTACGATATTTTCGCCAATAGCAAAAGAACCAGTTACTTGAGAAACCTCTAAAAGATTAGTAACAGAGTTCCAAGATCTTACTCTTGCCATTGTACTTGTTGCTGATCCAACAATTACCTCATTAAATTCAAAATCTCCCGTTCCTGTTGAATTTGGGGAGGAAATTGAAATGGTCGGTGCAATAGTATAACCAAGTCCGGCACTAACTAATCTGATTTGTGTGATAGTTCCTGCAGCACTTACAATAGCAGTTGCAGCTGCCGAAACATTATAAGTTGAAACTCCAACAAACGTAATTAATGGCGATACTGTATATCCAGATCCACCATTTATTAGATTAACTGTACCAACAACACCATTTCCAATAGTTGCTGTTGCAGCTGCTCCTGCTCCCCCGCCACCAAAGAACGCAACTTTTGGTGGCAGTATATAACCAGAACCAGCATTAATTACCTCAAGAGACTGAATTGATTGTAGTCCTGGGTCTACGTTGTCGTTGCATACAACAATTCCACTAATCATTGTTGCAGATCCAACTCCAGTAACTCCTCCAGATGGTGCTGAAGATATTGCAACTCTTGGTGCAGCAGAATATCCACCGCCTCTATTATTGATAGTGAAGAACCTAATTCCACCATTTACCAAAGTTGCAGTTGCTGTAGCAGTTGATGCAATTCCAACAACGGTTAGTCTTTGAATTTGTCCGATTGGTATTCCATGCAAACTATCATTCTCACCAGATCCTAACTGAGCAATTCCTGTTTCCAAGGTGTCATCAATTTCTCCAACACCTGTAGCAATAACCTCATCTTCATACCTAAAGAGTTCGCATTTTAGTGTATATGTATAAGTTTTTTGTAACTGATAAAATGGTTGTTCGTGCTCTACAAATTTGATCTCAAATAATCTATCACCCAAAGGAAAGTAAATTAAATCTCCTTCTTTGGGTCTATGGCGAAGTTTTACGTCAGTTTCTTTCTTCAGTAATGGTGTAATATATGTCTCAAATCTTTCTCTTGAAATTGTAATTGAAAGTTCATTTAATGCCTGAATACCAAATTTGGAAAGTATTGTTGTATTATCTCCATATCCATCAAAGTTTTCTAAATATGCCTCAATTGGATATGCGTCATCAAACATAGATTCGATAACTTCTCTTATTACCGTCTTTTCTGTTAGAAATTTTCTTGGCAAATAGTGAACTTCTACACCATAAATTTGTATTTGTTCGTTAATTAAATCTTGAATGAGATTTTGTTCTCCCTTTGAACCCTGAAGAAAGAATGGATTGAGTGCCATATGCTTATCCTATCATATCGAACGGTGGAAGTTCGTATGTATTTGACATCTTCTCCATCAAAACATCAATTTCTCTTTGTGCATCATCATAAAGTTGTCTTCCGTTTAGTTCAACTCCACCTGGAAGTTTAACACCATTGAATTTAATTAGATTTTGTCCCCATTGTCTTTTAATTAGGGCAGTTAGATATGGTTTTATAAAAGAATCATTCCAAACTCTACCATAATCATTTGGATTCACCGTACTAAAACAATCTAAAATTATAAATTCTCCAGCTCTAACGGAAGACCAATCAATATCCAAATAAAGTCTATCTTGTCTTTTATTAAAACGTATTTGTTTTTGAGTCGTCAGTAAGAAATCTAAATCTTCTAAGTACGTCTTAACCATTGCATAACTCAAAAGTTCGGTCGTACCCCAGTAATAAACATCATTTAAAAATAATTGATATTTCACACTAAACATGCTACTGGTGATTGTATTTGAACCATCATAATGAAAAATCTTTGTCACACCTATTATGTTTGGTGGAACTTGTAAATAATTACTATTTTCATAATATGTAAAAGTCGTTGCAGTGCCGACAATATTTGTTGTGGCAGATGTACTTGCAAGTCCAACAGGACTTTTATCTATTGTTGCTCTTCCTCTTAAAATATCCTGGTCTGTTAGTTTGTACTTATAGAATGTTGGATAGACGCCATCAAAGTGTCTTTCTTGGAAAAATTGTACTGCATCGTCAACCAGATCCTCAATTTGCTCATCGGCAACGTTGATCTCCAAAACTGGCGCCCCCAGTTTTCTTTTACAATAATCTATTAGTTCTTGTCTAGTAGATGGTTGCGCCATTTATTGTTTACCTTTTAAAAATATTTATAGATTAATATCAGCAAGGTTCATTATTGCCTCTTGCTGGGCATAATAAAGTTTGCAATATGACTTTGCAATTAATTTGAGATCTTCCAAACTATCTATTGAATCAATTTCTGATGCAGATTTATAATACTCAAAATTTTTGCTAAGATTGTTAATCGTTATATCATCGGGATTCATTAACTATACTCCTCAATAAAAATTTAATTTCATCCAAATCACCTCTAATGTTAGCAACATCTGATTCCAAATTTTGTATCTTTTGATTCTCTTCATCTCTTGCATTACGTTTTGCAAGATATTCTTGATGATCTGTCATATTTGCATTAATAATGGAATTTGTTTCCGGATCTCTCACTAAATGGTTATGACCCTCAACTTTATAATAATTCATGTCAAGCTAGTGCAATAACTCTTAGATCTTTTATTCTTGGTACATAAACTTGGTTTGTTCCGGTTGCTATAATTTTTATTCTATAATTCCTAAATGATGGTAACTTATCAGCAGTAAAACTATATTCAGTATACTGAATAGTTTCAGGAGAAAATCCTATAGTAGTTGATTTTGAAACATAACTATCAGAAGAACCGTCACTATTTGCATAATTAATAACTTGACCTCTTGAATCTAAGTTTGACCATCCTGGGAATGGGACATAAATTGGAGTAAAGTTTTGCTTATCACCAATTGCATAAAATGCGCGAATATCTGAGTAGATATTAATATGTGCAGATAATAAAACTTTGATAGAAGTTGCTGAGTTTTGTAATATAATTTCTTTAGATAGATATTGGAATGCTGTTGGATCATCTGTAATAGAATTGACTCTATTATCAGCAACATAATCTGTAATTACACTATTAATCCTATTTGAAGTAAAAATAGCAGCAACTCTTTGGGTATCAATTACTGGACTTAATTTTGTATTAGTAGTATTTAATAATAATCTCATATTGAATGATTTATTGCCTTCAAGATTATCAAGTTTGTCATATTCATTTACTGTAGAAGCAATAAGTCTGGTACTGTCAAGATAATTTGATTTGTTAATAGCGAGCGTCTCATATCCATTATCAATATATGGCAACTCATTTCCACTTATACTTGTTCCGGTAATAGTCCTCATTTCTGCACTGAGTGATGTTCCTTGAACTGTTACGTTCTGAACAATTGGTGTAATAATTTCAAATGGAATATTTTGTGTTGCTGTTATTTCTGTTCCGCCTGAAGATTTTGTTTGGTCAAAATAAAGAGTTGGGAATCCAATACTTGAAGTTGATCGATCAATACCATTTTCTGCGGTGTTTATCTTTATGTCATAATAATCAAATCCTATTGAATTTGATGTAGTTACATCTTGGAGATCATGAGTTCTGTTAATTCTGAGTAATGAAATTAATCCCATTTCATACTTGTAGACTGGCGTTCCGGCAGGATAGTCCTCACTGACACCATTTATTGCCCTTACAATTGTGCCACCAACTGTTCCGGAAGATGTTGCTGTATATGAAAGAATTTCATTACCAATTAGCAAATATCCAGGATTTGTTGTTCCAATTCCAACTCCTTCAAAAGTTGTTAAGTTTGCAACATCCTCAACAGAAATTGTTGAAGTTGAATTATATTTAATTGGAACCAATAACCTTGTTGGTTTGACATCAGATTGAACTCCTGAAATATAGACCAGGTTTTGATTGGCATACATGCCATGATTTTTATGATTTACCCTAATATGCAAACCATCTTGTTTAACATTAATTGCATTAATTAATACATTTCCAGATATTCCATTAATATTGGTTGTTATTCCCGAATTATTTGTAAATCTTAAAGTATTCCCAACTCCAACTTGAAAATCTCCCTGAACGTTGTCAAGAATTAATTGATTTGTTCCTGCAATTGATACAAGAGAGAATCTGGCATTATATCCAGTATTAAAATTGCCAATTGAAGTAATTCCTAAAACGTCACCTTTACTGTATCCATACCCACCACTTACAATAGTTGCCGCAACGGCAACACCATTACTTACTGTAATGTTTGCTGTTGCTCCATTTCCACTACCAGTTATTGTTTGTAGAGATACTCCGTTAAACTGAAGAGCACTACTTGCTGGAGTATATCCAATTCCAGCATTAATAATATTCAAAGTTCCAGTTGCACTACCAGCACTTCCAACATAATTACCACTTCCTGTAGTATTATATTGTAAGATTGTATTACCAATTCTCATATTTGCATCAGTTATAGTTGATGCAATAGAGATTGAAAGTTTTCTTGAGTTTAATACCATAGAATCTGGCATTAATTTTGCAATCTGACTATTACCTTGAGTCAATGCTGGATTATAGAATTCTACACTTCCAGAAGATGCAAATTCTGCCCTATAAAGAGTAAACTTAAGATCTTCCCATTGACTTGCTTCCCAAGTGGATGCATTTTGCGATTTAAATAGAGACCCCAAATATGGTTGATTTGAAATGTATGTTTGTGTCAATAAATCATTTTCTCCAATTCTGGAAATATAAACACTATATTTTGTTGAATTTGATGCTAAACATATTGCATATTCCTTACCACCTTCCAAGTAAACAGGAGCTTTGAAATTAAATGATGTTGCTACAGATCCGTCACCTGAAGTTTGAATTTGTTCTGGATCTAAAGTAATTTCCGAGAATGGGATA